CGGCCCTAGACGCCGCCAGTGCCTCCGCCTGGGCCGCCTGGGCCGCCAGTGCCGCCAGTGCCGCCGCCAGTGCCGCCGCCAGTGCCTCCGCCTGGGCCGCCTGGGCCGCCAGTGCCGCCAGTGCCGCCGCCAGTGACGCCGCCAGTGCCTCCGCCAGTGCCTCCGCCTGGGCCGCCAGTGCCGCCAGGGCCGCCGCCAGTGCCGCCGCCTGGGCCGCCAGTGCCGCCAGGGCCGCCGCCAGTGCCGCCGCCTGGGCCGCCAGTGCCGCCAGGGCCGCCGCCAGGGCCGCCAGTGACGCCGCCAGGGCCGCAGCCAGGGCCGCCAGTGACGCCGCCAGTGACGCCGAGAGATCGCGACAAATAGAGGACCTAATCGAGCTGCTATCTGAGGAGGTGCGGTCATGATCCGCCTGCGCCCTGCCCGCGACTGGCGCGATTGCGGCGCTACCGCCTACGTGGAGCACGCATGCCAGCCGCAGGAAATCGCCAAGGACGCGTACGTGTGCCTCACCTGCGAGCGCATCACGATGGCACCGCGTGGCCAGGAATACGTCGAATGCCCGTACTGCCGGCGTATTTTCCTCGGGCTGCCACGTTGGGCGTGGTTTGCGATTGGGCTGGCAATTGTGGCCGAGGTCGTGGCGATTGTGGTGGTGTGCTCGTGATCGGCCTCGGCGATTTGGCAATGGCGCAGATGGACCGCGAGGAGGCTGCGGCGGCGAAGCGGATGCGCGAAATGTCGAAGGGCGAGTGCCGCGACGAGGGGATATGTCCTACCTGCGTAGGCAGCGATCTCGACAACTGCGACGACTGCGAGAGCACTGGGAATTACCACACGTGCAGCATCTGCGGCGATGACAAAATACCGTGGGGCGAGTCTGGACCAGGCGCGTGCTGCAATGGCTAGGTGGCCAAGCATCGCACCGTCGAAAGCGGAGCGCGGATTTCGGCGCGAGGACTGCGGGCAATGTCGGAATGGGCTCGGATTCGGCGAGAAAAAAACTTTCGATCCACAGTGCGCTGGCTGCGCCGAGAAAGTCAGGCTCGGGCTGCGCACGGGATTGGAGCCAGCACCGAAGACAGGCGGCCCGATGGGTGAGAAGATTTCGCGCGCCTCCTACGATTGGCTAGTGGCTCGCAGAGCGAGAGCGGAAGCAAAGAAAAAGAAATTGCAATGGCCGTCGGCGAAGGAGAGAACATGAATCGAGCACTGCGCGTTGGCGACTGGATAACATTTCGCGACGGCGCGCTGGAAGAGCTGCGTAAGGTACACAAGTGGCTCCCGACGCAAGAGGAGTGGGATCAACGCCGGGACCTTGAAGCTCGAATCGTAGTCCGCAGCGCCCGAGGTTCCCTTGTCCAAATCTTGCCCCACTCCGCATGCGTAAGCTTCTCTGTTTGGATGCCGCCGATATATTGCTGGCCGCACCACGTGCGCCTAGACGACCGGCCGCGACGATGGGCTGCGCATGACCGAATCGAGGCAGAGAAACTTGCGGCGCGTGCGAAGCGGGCGGCGCATGGAGGGAAGTAGCCATGGACCCAGCAGAGATTGCAGAACTAAAGCAGAACCGAACGCTAGGCCATTTGGCTCATCTTCGGGCAGATCTCAGGAGTGCGGAGTAGCCATGGGAAGACGACTCGAATCGCTTTGGTGGTGCGACGAATCCACGCCGCTTTGGTGGGCGTATATCGCCGCCGGGCTTCGTCGCGCGTGGTACCGTAGCACCATCGTGAGATGTACTTGCCCCGGATGCATCCACTACATCCCACGATGGTGGTCGGCCGGGCTCTGTGAGTGCTGCGCTACCGAAGAATGTTTCCACGACTGTCACGAGGATGGATAACATGGGACGACGACTCGAAGCAATCCCGCAATGGAAAGCCGACACCGAGCTGGTGGACCGCCAACAGGCGATCGCAGCGGCGGCGGCAGACGAAGCGGAACTGCGCAAGCTGCTACGCGAGGCGCGCATGCTGATTATCCCGCACGTCGACAGCCCCGAATGGCTGGCAGACGCAGACCGCGTGCTGGGGAAGCGGTAGCCATGGCCAATCCACTATCTCCAGCAGCGCGCCTGAAGGCCCTACGCCGCGACCTAGCGCGCTCCGAGGCGAAGTCCGCGCGACTATGCGCCGCACGCGCTGCCCTGCCACCTGGATCGAGCCGCGCGCGAGTAACGACGGCCAACGCACGCTGGGCGAGAGCGGCAGAGGAAAGAGACAGGCTGCTGCGCGCGGTGGAGCTGGCCGAGGCGCAGTTGAGTGTGTGAGCGGAAAGTAGAGCTTGCTTTTCGGACGCGAAATGTGCAAATGTGGAGGAGTCGAGGCCCCATGAATTCAACATTTCGGATACGCTGCGAATCCCCGCCCGCTGGGCCTCGACAATCTATCGGGTTGTGCAGGATTCGCGGCGTTTTCGAGGAGTTGAGTAGATGAGCATCAAGAGGCACGGTCAGAAGACGGTCAAACTGGAGTCGCTGAATCTTCCCGGCGACATTCGTGTGCGTATGAAGTCGGAGCACGTGATTGCGCTCGCCGAGTCGTACAAGTCGACAGGCGGGCGGCCCATGAACGCCCCCTGGGTGGACAGGGAAACCGGTCGGATCGTTGCAGGCAGAGACCGCACAGCGGCGATGATGGCGGCTGGGATCAAGGAGACCGTGGTCGAGCACGTGAGCGGCGATCCTATCGACCTGGCCCGCGCGACGATCATCGGGAATTTCCACCGTCGGCTTGATGACCGGCAGAAGCTGGCCAAGCAGCTCGCCGAGTTGGAGGAGGGGAGGATCGAGGAGGATGGAATCGAGCCCAAAAGAGAAAGAACCAAGCCCGAGCCAAAGCCGCACAGCGCAATTATGGCCCACAGTGGGCCAGAATTACCGACTGAGTCAAAGTCTCACGCTGGCAGGCCGCAGGCGGCCCGCGCAAAGGCACTTGAGAAAGTAGCCGAAGAGCTGCATATCACTCCTAAAGCCGCGAAACGGCTCGTCCAGCGCGCCGAAGCCAAAGAAGAGGCGATCAAGCGCCTACCGACGGTAGAAGCCGTGGCAGCTAAGGCAGTTGCGGAAGTAGCGCCCCCCCCCAGACCAATCAAGACTTTCGGCGTGACTGTACCCCTGGAAATCCTTGCGCGCGCTGAGAAAGAGCAGGCGCTGATTGACAAGATTGCGAAGCTCATCACTGAGGCAAAGCGGACGTACACCGAGCTGGAAAGTCTTCGCGGGGTAGAACGCTTCGAGGGGAACAAGCATATTGGCAGCTCCTTCCGTACGGCGATCAATGAGCTGAACAAGCTCAAACTTTCACGTCCTGCGAGCGTGTGCCCCTACTGCAAGATGGTGCCTGATATCGTGAAAACGTGTGCCGCTTGCCGAGGCCACGGATACGTCGACGAATTGGGGCTGAAGGACGTGCATCCGGTCTACCTTCGAGAGGGTGACGACGCGATAGTGGCGTGCGGAGGCAAGGAAATGCCACTCTCTAAATTCTCACTGGATGACTTCTGATGGCTGCCCAAATGGATTTCTTCGCAGCGCCGAGAGTTGTTAACCCTTACCCGGCTGCGATTCCGCAAACCTCCCATCCGTCTCTTGCGCATGCCATGCGCCCATACCAGCAAGAGGCTGTCGATTCCGTGATCCGAGAATTGGGCGAGGTGCGCTCTACGTTGTTGGTTCTTCCCACAGGAGCGGGGAAAACGAGATGTGCTACCGAGATCGCCACCCGGCGCAGCAGCGATCGCATTCTGTTTCTCGCCCATCGTGATGAGCTGCTAGTACAGGCCCGTGCGCGACTTGCTCGCGACTGCGGCGATATCGTAGGGCTTGATCAAGCTGGCGAGATGGCAGGAGACGAGCGCCTTGTGGTGGCGTCTGTCCAGACGATTTCCCGCGAAGCTCGCCTTAATCGATTCAGGCCCGACCGCTTCGATCTGATCATCGTGGATGAAGCTCACCATTGCTGTGCAACGACCTACAGGAGAGTGCTGGACTATTTCAGCAAGGCTAAAATTGCAGGGCTCACGGCAACGCCAGACCGCGCCGACGAAAAAGCCATGGGTCAGGTCTTCGATTCCGTGGCGTTCCTCTACGAAATTGAGGATGCGATCCGAGACGGATACCTGTGCGACGTCGTGTGTTCTCGAATCGAGATCGCAGGCCTTGATCTGTCCAGCGTGAAGACCACGGCGGGGGATCTAAATCAAGGCGAGCTGGACGCCATCATGAAAGTTGAAGAAACCCTTCTGGCAGTTGCAGACGCCACTCTTCGCGAGGCTGGCGAACGCAAGACACTGGTGTTCACGACCTCGGTGGACAATGCCAAGCGGCTCGCGGAGATTCTAAACCGGCACCGCAAAGGCTGCGCAATGTCGGTCGATGGGAAAACCGAGATTGAGGAGCGCAGACGGATTCTGTCAGGGCACCAGCGCGGCAACTACCAGTTCCTTGTGAATTGTGGAATCACCACGGAAGGCTATGACGATCCATCGATCTCGTGTGTCTCGATTGCTCGCCCGACGAAAAGCCGTGCGCTCTACACGCAGATGTGCGGACGAGGACTACGCATTCATCCCGGAAAATCTAACTGCCTGTTAATCGACTTCGTTGGTAACAGCGGGCGCCACAAGCTCGCGAGCGCGCTTGATGCCCTCGGCGGCAAGTACACCGAGGACGAGGAAGAGATCGCGCAAGAGCTGGTGAAGCAGCACCCAGGCATGAAGGCGCGCGATGCCCTCGATCAGGCCCACGCGTTCGCCGAACGCCAAAAGCGCGAAGCAGAAGAGGCAGCCCGCCGCGCGGCCATCAAGGCGAAAGCCATCTACACGAAGTCCACCGTCAACCCCTTCGAAGTTTTCCACATGGACGTCGAGCGAGAATTCGAAACGTCGGAGCGCTTCGGTGGTAAACCGCCGAGTGAGGCGCAGCTCGGGTGCCTGGAGAAATTCAAGATTCCGATTCCATCGGGATGCACATCGCAGCTTGCCTCAAAGCTCATCGGCACCGCTATCAAGCGACGGCAAGAAAACCTCGCGACTTTCGGCCAACTCAAGACGTTGCAAAAGTTCGGCATCAACGACGTCAATTTGGCCTTCACCACGGCGAGTGGGTTGATCGATGCCATCGCCAAAAACAACTGGAAGCCGTTGCCGTTCCAGACGCTTGATGCGATCCTAGGGAGCCAGCCCAAGCACCAGGCTGTAGCGCCTGCACCGATCCCACAGCGCGCTTCTGTCCCTGCCCATCAACCCCTAGAGAGGAGCTTCGACGATGACGATCTCTCCTTCTGACCGACGTCGCGCGCGGGTTACTGAGGCCTGGGCGGAAGCGTTTCGCAAGGTTTCCGCGCGAGTCACCGAATTCTGCGCCGAGCACGGTCCGCCACCAAACTGCATCGACATGATCCGCGACTATGCGCCGGTTCTTACCAAGCAGATCGAGCAAGCAGAGCAGGACGCGGAAGCGCAGTCGGTCGAGTGGGCGAATGGTGGAGCGGGCGGCGTGCAGGCCAAGATTGACGTGTGGGTATCTCTGTGGCTCGAAGCCCTGGAGATGGTCCACCTTGCTCGCTGATTTTCGCGCGGCGCTGATACTGGCCGGCCTCGTGCCGCCGAAGCAGATCCTTGCTGACGGGCGCATCCACCGTTGCGACGTCGCTGGTAAGCCAGGTCGCAAGGGCGGCGCCTATCAGCTATTCCCAGACCTACTTGGCGGCGGCTACCAAAACTGGTCAATAGGCCCATGGCAGAAGTGGCGCGCCAAACAGCACCAAATGGCCCCAGGCGAACGCGAGGCCATGGTGGCGCTCATAGCCCAGGCGAGCGCAGAACGCACGGCAGAGCGCGAACGGCTCGCACTGGCTGCGCGGCAGAAGGCAAGCCGAATGTGGGCAGCAGCACGAGAAGGCGGGCACGCGTATTTAGACCGCAAGGGGCTCTGCCAACTGGGCACGCGCGTCCTTGGTAACTTACTTCTGGTGCCTGTGCGAAATTCCTCCGGCGAACTCCAGTCACTACAGGTGATCACGGAGGACGGCACGAAACGATTCCTCAAGGGCGGATCGATTGACGGTTGCTTCCTATGGATTCGCCGAGGCGAGGAGACGGGACCGCGAATCTACGTTTGCGAGGGTCTGGCCACTGGGGCGACAATCCACGCGGCCATGAAGCTGAGGCCCGTGGCAGTGGCATTTTCGTGCGGGAATCTCGGGTCTGTGGCGAGTGCGCTTCGGCGAGCTATCCCCGGTAGACGCTTCACGATTTGCGCGGACAACGACCACGCCACCGACGGGAACCCAGGCGTCAAACACGCGACTGCGGCAGCGATAGACATTCATGCGCGGCTGGCAGTCCCGAAGGGGATGGTCGGGACGGACTTCAACGATCTCATGCGCGAAAAGGGGATTGATTGGGTGCGAACACAGATTGAAACTGCAACGATTCCAGGACGTTGAAATTGACAAAAGATTTCTATTTACATTTTCGCAGAAGTCTCCAGAATCGGAGCCGTCTCCGATAGGTAATGTAAGATCCGGATCTTAGGAGAAGTACCCTAGGGTAGATCCGAAGCTAGATCCGGAGCACGCGATTCCACATCAGGGGAGGCAACGAGCTTGACCAACAAAGCGACCGAGAAAAAGGCAATACTACCCGAGGACCCCGAAGCGGCGAAGCGCACCAGGATGGCTGGATGGATCTCGCGCGATGGGTATTTCTATCCCGACAAACAGACCAACGCCGACGCCGAGAGTTTGGCGCGAGCCAACGGGTCTACGCACAAGCGCTGCGAGTGTGGCGTGGTTTTCGAGAAGTGCTGCTGGATCAAGTGCCCTGCATGCCGAGCGAAAGAAGAAGCCGAGCGTGTAGCGAATTTTCCACGGCAGGAATGGGACGGCAGCTCGCCGCTGTATTCGGAGGCATACGACCTGTGGTTCTATAGCTATTCGCAGGTTGAGGATTTCTTGGCGGACAAGCTCGCCGAGCAGCAAGCGGAAGGAATTCGCGACGAGGAGGAGACGCTAGATTTTGACGACCTTGACCCGCGAATCTGCGAGCCCGTGAAGGTGCGCCAGCTCGACGAGGATTCGTGGTATGACGATTTGCCCGAGGACGGGCCAGGGCCAGGGCCACGAAAAACGCCAGCAGCGCTAACAGCGGCCATCGAGGCATTCAATGCGGCCACGAAGGACCTCGTGTTGAGCTGGACCCCGTGCGATATTGTGGCGACCGAAGCAAAGGACGTGGTGTCAGCGCAAATTGCGGCAGTCAGCGCGCTCGCCTCTTCACCCGTCGCGCACCCCGGCCACTACACGTGGATACCCGGCATCGAGTGCGCCGACGTGTCCAAGCATTTTTCCAGCATGACTGGGCAGGCGATCCAGTACATTTGGCGGCATCGGCACAAGGGGAAGCCCATCGAGGATTTGGAGAAGGCGGTGTGCTTCCTGCAAATCGAGATCGAGAAACTGAAAGGCGAGGTGAAAAAGTGAGTCGAAAAAAAACGGGAGATAACGCGCGTCCAGTGGGGCGTCCACCGCTCCCCACCGATGAGAAGAAGAGCAGAGTCTCAAGGTGCAAGCTCCGGCCTCACGAGTACCGCGCGTTCGCACTGGAGGCGGCTCAGAGGGGAATCAGTCGGTCGAATCTGCTGCGCCACGGGCTGAGGATGCTCAATCTCCCAATTGACGCAGATTGATGACGCGCTTTACTTTTCTGCACGGTGGATGCCGAATTTTCTTGCCCCTCGAAATTAGGCGAGTAGTATTGACTCATGTCCACCACACGGAGACACAACATGGCAAATCGACGCGATACGCAAATTACCCAGGAGTTACCAGCGATCGAGACGGCGCGAGACCTGTACGACCGCGACCCGCTGCACATTTTCTCGCACCGATACGTCTACGCTCCCGAGCTGGGCGTGCGGCTAGGGCGCTCGGCCTCGCAGTGGTCACAGGACGCGCTAGGCCGTTGCCTAGCCTATGTGCAGGGGAGCGCGACGCGATGAGAGATTTTCTGACAATTGCGGTATGTTTCGGCGCGCTGGCCTACGGCTGCTGCGCGGCCAAGGCTGACGAGTCGCTACCAGACACCAGGAGCCACCACAGCGCGTGCCTGCACGTCGAGTGGCACTCTGCCCCTACGATTGGTCCAGCGCCTCACCAGGAGCGAGCTGAGGCTCTTCCCGCGAAGGTGGCGAGCAACCCCTGCCCCAGCGGCTGGACGATGGAGGCGGGCACATGTCTACCGGGATGATCGATGCGGCAATGTTCGCCGAGGTGGCCAAGCTGCCGCCGATTGAGGGTGACAGGAGATGCAGTCGCGCGTCTCGGGCGCGGAGTTTGTCGCGGGAATGCAAGCCGGGATCAAGCCGGTGACGCCAGAGGAATTTGCCGAGATTCAAGAAGACATGAAGGAGGGCTGGTAGATGGACGAGCGAGGGTATTGGAGAGAAATGGCACAAGCGCAAGCCGACGACGAAGCAGAAGGCATACCGCCGCTGCCATCGCCGGCGTGCGCGTTGACTATTGGCGAGACCGTTGAGATCCACGGAGAGAAGTTTCGAGTGCGCAAGATCACCAAGAAAGATGTTGTTTTGCGCTCGGTTCGCCAGTGAAAACGCCGCCAATTCCCGAGGATTGCACGACCTGCGGGCTCTGCTGCCAGAGGTACGACTGGATTGCGGTGACAGCGGATGAGGTTGTTCATCTGGCTGAGTATTTTCAGGACCTGGAATTTCTCGCGCGCGACAAACATGGGCGACCGTTGTTTGCTGAGGGCACGTTCTCGATGGATGTCATCGGACGGAGATGTTACGCATCCATAGGCAATAAGTGCTCAATTTACGGGCGCCGCCCAGCCGCGTGCCGAGCATACCAACGAGGCGGTAGGCAGTGCCAAGAGGTGCTGCGGAGAGCGGCGAAAGCGAAGGAGGAGAACGGTGCTAAATAGATTCCTCGATCGGTGCTTTTGGTTTGTACTCTGGGGAGCAGTTTGTCTTGTGGCATTGCCATTGTGGTGGGCCTGGCACGATCGTGTTGTCTCCCCACCGCAGAACGGTCATGCAGACCTATCAGGCTACACGTGCCAAGGCAATTGCACGTCGCTTATTACGTCGACGGTAACAGGGTCGGCAATCTCGATTCCAATCGCGAACGAACACGGAATCGCCAGTTCGAATTCGCGCGACGCCGGCGCAGACGCTGCGGAGTGGGACCCTCTCCACACGTGGGCGTCTCCTCTGTATGCTTACTGCTGCCAGTGGAACGCTACAGAGTGCACGGGTGGCCGATTTTCGTCTTTGCCAGAGGAAGAGTGCTCACGTGAGATTGGCGAGCGCGGGCATGAGAACTTCGAGGAACCGACGTTGGCCACTTCGCCCGCGTTGCATCCGAGTTGGGTGCTGCCGTATTCAGTGGGCAGCCTAAGCATCCACAGCGCGTTGATCAAATTCAAAACCCAGTCCGACGGCTCGGTAGCACCCGAGGAAATTGCGCGTGGGTGCCGTGGCTACCTGAAGCGGTGGGGCGGCAAGACGAAAGGTAAGTGACGATGACCACCGAACAGAAAGTCGACGTTGCGATTCTCGACGCGCACATCAAAGCGAAACGCTGTGAACTAGCCCAATCCAAGGCGCTGGCGAAAGGCCTAGAGCGCGAAATCTACCGCTTGGAATGCCTGCTCGCCAAGTCGAAGCGTGAGGAGAAGCCTGCCCTCATGGACGATGTTGCCGAGGCCACCAAACGGTGGAGACAATGGAAGAAGTCGCACGGCAGAGCAGAGAAGGAGACGGAGGAATGAAGCTCATTACAAGGCAGATACTGGCGAACGAAGCGGCAGGGGCGTGGAGGGAGCACTACTTCACGCAGGAGCATTGCTTCGCGCGCGGAGCGGGGTCCAAGGCGGCCGGCCAGTGGTTCAGCGAAGGAAAGGAATGGATCTACGGTAGGCTTCTTGAGCTGAGCGCAGGAGGGAAGTCCCCGGGCTCTACTTCGCAGAGCTTGACCACAAGTACAACACCCGAAAGATGACGGATGGTGAGCGCACCGTCGTTGCAATCCGCCGCATGGAAGGCAAGCGCCTCATGCTTCACGCCCCGAAACGGAAGGCTAGCTAGATGAAGCGTTCAACAGCAACTTCTGCGGCATCAGGAAGAGGCGCCGGAGTCGCGGCTCAAACCGGGATAGTCGGCATTGAGGAGGTCTTGCTCCATTGTCCTGTTCGTGGGGCATTAGGAGCTAAGGCATTGGCCAAAGATGGCTTAACGGCAACGGAGGAAGCACGCCGGGTAGATTTCCTGCGATTCCTTGTTGAGGACAGGAGTTATCCTCCAAGCTGCATTCGCGTTGAAGTTGTCACGATCAAGAATCTTGGGGAAAGCGGTCGGAATCAACTACGCGCCGACGTTATTGTCTATGACTGCCCTTGGGTTGAGATTTCGTCAGAAACTCCTCAAGAACAACTCAGTCATGCGGTTCTGATTGCAGAAATAAAGCGGGACTCTTCCAAAAAAGCTAAGGGAGTTGCCTATCAACTTGAGCCAGCTCTTCGCGTATTACCTGGACTTGATACAGTTGGTGTCTACTGGGACGACACAAATAGAATCCTATTCACGAAGAGTGTTAAGAAGCGCGGTTCTACCCAGGAGGTGGCGATAGCAGTCGATTCGATCGCAAATCTTCCGGATTACGGTACGGCCTACCACTCGAAGGCCATCACCGTGGACACCTTGACGAAACCAACCAACCTCGTGGCCACTCTGCAAGGACTGGCAGACGTAATGCGGTCACATGGCGTAAACGACGAACAGCAACGCTACAAGGAAACCGTTAAGCTATTGCTAGCCAGATACGTAGACGAAAAGAGTGCCAGAGCATCAGTTGGCAAGCAGTTGAAGTTGCAAGTATTGGATGGCGGTGACTCTGGATTCTTACAACGAGTGCATGCCATGTATACCAAGGCGGCGCTGCGCTACAGTAGGGTTAAGACGCTGTTTCACCCAAAGACCGAGCCTGATTTTGACGAAGCTACGTTGCGGGATCTGATAACCAAGATCCAGGGCTTCGATCTTTCGTCGGCGTCCAGCGACACCATGCAACAGGTGTTCATGACTTTTGTCCCTGTCGTCTTCAAGAAGACCCTCAGTCAGTATTTCACGCCAGCATCATTGATCGATACGATGGTAAAGATGGTCGCCCCTGGCCCAACAGAAAAGATTGCAGATCCAGCAATGGGGACGGCGGATTTCTTGACCGCAGCAATGAACTATTGCTTGCGCCGTGGTGACGATGATGCGCATGACAGGATATATGGCATAGATTCCGATGAAAAGGCTTTCGATCTCGCGATAGTGAACATGATCCTTAATCGCGATGGTCAAGCCAATTTGCAAAGAGATGATTCGATACAGAACTTCTCGCTTTGGGCAGAGCAAATGGATGTGGTCCTGTGTAATCCGCCATTTGGCGCAGAAACCGCCGAGAAGCGTCCGGAGATTTTGAAGGAATACGATCTCGGCCACGTATGGGAGACTGGCAACGAACCAGGAACCTGGAACATGACCAAGGAGATCGCCAAAAGCCAACAGCTTGGCATCTTGTTCATCGAACGGTGCTGGAAGATGCTGCGGTCAGGTGGGCGCTTGGCGATCATCCTACCGGAAGGATACTTGTCGACAGGTGGACACGGATATGTGCGCCGCTGGATGCTTGAACATTTCTACATCAGATCCTTGGTTGAGCTTCCGCGAAGGATCTTCTTGGTTTCAGGTGCCGATTTGAGATCAAACGTCTTAGTGGCCGAAAAGAGAAATGGCTCCGAGAAGATTCGACCGTACCCCATTCACGCCTCCATGGTGCGGCAGGTTGGCTACAAACTGGGAGGCGCATTCCAGCCATTGCCTCTTCAAGACAAGGCTACCGGATTGCCAATTCGCGATAGCGAAAATCAGATAATTCTCGCTTCTGACTTTCGCAGAGTTCTGAAGGAATACGCCGACACTCCTTCCAAGGTATCGGCT